TTATCTTTCATTCTTCTTGCAGCAAGATCACCAATAAAGAGTTTGTTTTTCTCTATTAAATCTGCTGCATCAGCAAACTTATTATCAGATCCAATTCCAATAGATGGTCCCATTCCAAGTGAAACTGATAATCCAATACCTGTAGTAGTTGTATTTCCTAATCCACGTCTAAAGACACCCTCTACAGGAAGACTTTCATAAGCTGGTTGAGGTACAATTGGTTTTGGTTTTGTATATCCACTACCAGCATTATTAATAACAAATCCTGTTATTGTTCCACCAGCACCAATATTTGCTGTAATTTGTGCAGCAGTTCCAGTATGTCCACCTGCTTTACCTACATTAACAGAAATTGTATTTGCA